ATGGCCTGTTTATACCCCAAAACGAATCGATAAGTCATGATTAGTGATGATCAGGTCATGATTGGTACCCAATCGGCTGAAACAGTCTCAGATCGGCTCACATCGGTTTTTTCGCCGATAACAGCTCCACGAATCCATTCACCACTCAATGATTTGCCATCACGCGGCTTTGAATTGATCGATTTCGCCGAGCAAATCCTGCCGAACGGCTTTATGCCATGGCAAAAGTGGTTGGCCGAGCACTCACTCAAGATAAAACCCGATGGCCGCTATCAGCATCCTGTTACCGTGGCCAGCGTTGCCCGTCAGAATGGTAAGAGCACATACATGATGGCCCGGATCATGATGGGTCTATTCCATTGGGATGAATCGCTGCAAGTTTCCACAGCTCACAGATTGGTCACATCGCTAGAGCAATTTCGAGCCATTGTGCAGATCATCGAGGAAAATGCGGATTTGGCCAATCAGGTCAAGCGCATTCGCTGGCAGCATGGAGCCGAGGAAATTCAAACGCTCAAAGGCAATCGATTCATCATCAAGGCTGGAGGCTCGGCAGCTCGTGGATTGAGCAAACCCGAAACCGTGCACATGGATGAAATCCGAGAAATGCATGACATGGAGACATTTGCTTCGATGCGATATACCTTGATGGCTGCAAAAAATCCACAGGTCAATTGCTTTTCCACGGCCGGTGATTCGCACTCAATTGTTTTGAACCAATTGCGCGAGCGCGGATTGGCAGCTGCCGCCGGTGGGTCGGATAATGTCGGCTATTTCGAGTGGTCTGCTCCAACCGATGAAATCTCATTGGAAAATGCAGCTTTTGCCAATCCCGGCCTCAACATCACAATTCACCCGGATAACATCCGAGCCGTTTTCAATGATCCTCCCGATGTTGTCATGACCGAAGTTTTGAATCGATGGGTGCAGACAATTTCGAGCGTTATCGGTGCCAAAGAGTGGCAAGCTTGTGGCGATGAATCAATTGACCTTGATCCGGACAAGCTGACATGGATGGCCATTGATATCTCACCGGATCGAAAACATGCGAGCCTTGTGGCAGCTCAAAAGCTCGGATCAGAAAGCTTTGTGATCAAGCTGCTGCATACATGGGAAAACACCATCCAGCTGGATGATCGAGCGATTGCCAACGATGCAGCTTCATATTGCCGCAAGTATCCAATCGAGTATTTACTGTACTCAAGGCGCACAACTGGAGCCGTGGCGGCGCGTATGCAGCCGGCCGGCATCCCAATCCATGACATGGACAGCGACTATCCACAAAGCTGCGATGAGCTTTTGGGTGCGATCAATAGCGGTCGGCTCAAGCACCGAAATCAATCGGCACTCACAGAGCAAATGCTTTCAGCTGTGCAATTGCGGCGCGGCGATGGTGGGTGGGTTATTGGGAGGCGCGCGAGTCAAACGAGTGTGACCGCAGCCGTAGCAGCCGCATTGTGTACCCACTTCGCGACACGCCCAGAAAACGAAATCGACATTTTAGTGGGTTGATGCTTGACATTTTGAGAAAATGCTCCCATGGGATTATTTGATCGAAAGCGCACCATCGAAGCCGTGACAATTCAACGCGGCGCGGATGTAGCTGCACAAATTGGACCAGCTCCAACGCTAGATGCATTTTTTCCATTTGGTGGAGCTGATTACATTGCAAGCCGCGAGGAGGCAATGTCCGTGCCAGCGATTGCACGCGCTCGCAATATGATTTGCAATTCGATTGCTACAATTCCGTTGATCACACGCGATAAGACAACCGGCACAATCATTGATCAACCTGTTGTGATTTCAGAGCCGGACAAGCGCGTACCCGGAGCCGCATCATGGGTGTGGGCGTGTGAGGATTTGTTATTCACAGGATTTTCATACTTTCAAATCATGTCTTTGTTCGCAGACACCGGGCGCGTGCGCGAAATGTGGCGCGTTGCTCCAAATCGTGTGGGCGTTTTCTTAAATGACAAAGGCACGCAAATTGAGTATTACACAGTCGATGGCACTCGCGTGCCAATGTCCGGAATCGGATCGCTTGTTGTGTTTTATGGCAACGATGAAGGCTTATTGAATCGCGCTGGTCGCACAATTCGCGCCGGTGCAGAGCTTGAAAGAGCTGCCGCGATGTATGCACGCGAACCGGTGCCATCGATGGTTTTGAAATCAAATGGCACAGCATTGCCAGCTGATCGAATTGCAAAATTGCTTGATGCATGGGGCGCTGCTCGTAGAAATCGCGGCACAGCGTTTCTCAATGCCGATGTTGAATTGACAACAGTCGGATTCACACCGGAGCAGATTGGCCTCAATGCTGCACGCGAAATCATTGCGACCGAATTAGCACGCGCCGTGGGTATTCCGGCTTACTTTATTGATGCGCCGACTGGATCATCCATGACATATGCAAACGCCCAAACGGCGCGTCAAACTCTTTTGGATTTCTCATTGCTGCCGTTGATGAACAGCATTAGCAGCAGGTTATCCATGCCGGATTTCACGCCATCAACGCAGCGCGTGGAATTTGATTTGAAGGCTTACCTACGCGGATCAGAAAAAGAGCGTGCAGAGATTTACAAGATTTTATTTGAAATCGGTGCAATTACTACTGAGGAAATTCGACAAATGGAGGACATGATCTCATGAAGCTGACAACACCAATGCACATCACCGCAGCCGATTCAGATTCGCGCACAATCAGCGGTCGCATCGTTGCTTTTAATGAGCACGCAAATGCATCAACCGGCAAAGTGGTTTTTGCTCGCGGATCAATCCAACCACAAGATGTTTTTTTGAATCTTGAACATGACAACACACGCAGAATTGGCAAGAGCATTGCCATGAGTGTGAATGACAAAGAAATGACAGCGACTTTCAAAATTGCTAACACAACAGCTGGTACCGATGCACTTACAGAGGCAATGGAAGGCTTGCGCGATGGATTCTCCATCGAATTAGCTGTGGACAATTACGAAATGCAAAAGGATGGCACCATGAAGGTGCTCAATGGGCAGCTCACAGCTGTCGCTTTGGTTACTGAACCGGCCGTGCGATCTGCACGCGTTGCCGAAGTAGCCGCATCGGAGGATTCTGAAACTGAAAAAGTTGCAGATACAACAAACCCAAATGAAGGAGACAAAGTGGAAAACACTACCGAACAAGTCACCGCTCCTGCCGTTGAACCGGTAGCAGCTCCAGAAGTCGCACCTGTACAGGCATCCCGCCCGGCTTACTACACAGCACCACGCTCACCAATTGTGGACAAGGTTTCTTACCTTGAGCACTATCTACGCGCAAGCGTTTTGCACGATGAGGATTCACGCCAGTATGTCAAGGCAGCTGACAACACAACATCAACAGCACCGGGCATGATTCCAACACCACAAAGCACACAGGTAATCAATGCACTTGCAAACGCTGATCGTGGTTGCATCGATGGCATCAGCCGTGAAACTTTAGTGGCCGAAGGCATGACATTCGAGTTGCCGCGTGTGACCGCTGTGCCCACAGTTTTGCCAATCAACGAAAATGCAGCAATTACAGAATCATCACTATCAGCAACATTTCTTTCTGTTTCTGTGCAGCCATTCAAAGGCCGTGCTATCTCGACAGTAGAGTTGATCGACCGCAGCCGTCCGGAATACTTGACAGCTTTGCTTCAGAATCTCGAATTTGCTTATGCAAAAGAGACTGATGAGTATGCACTTGCAGCAATGCAAGCGGCAGTTACTACAACAACAGCACAGGCAGCAAATACAGCAACCGGATTCCTTGGATACACATCTCAGGCAGCCGCAGCTGTTTATGGCGCATCACTTGGTTTTGCTCGCTCATTAATTGTTTCACCAACACAATGGGGCAACATCATGGGTTACAACGACAATGGAGCACCGCTATACAATGCGGCACAACCTAGCAATGCGGCAGGAAATGTAAGAGGCGATTCATTGCGCGGTGTAGTTTCACCGGGTCTGAATCTTTATGTTTCACGCTCATTTGGTAATGCTGGCACAACAACAGCTTCCGGCGATTCTTCAATGGTCGTTGTGAATCCAGATTCTTACACATGGTATGAATCTCCACGCTTTACGCTACGCAGCAACATCAACAGCGATGGAACAATTGACATCCTGTACTACGGCTATGGCGCACTAGCTGCCAAGGTGCCAAATGGTGCACAATTCAATAACATCGCATAAATAAACAATCAATCATCGGTGATGGTCGCTCCCGAACATCGCTGATACGAAAGGAACCGAGATGCCAGCAATCGTTACAGCCTCACAGCTGAGAGCAATTCTTGGTGTCTCGGTTTCCTTGTATAGTGATGCTCAATTGGATTCTTACATAGATTCCGCAGAGCAGACGATTTTGCCTTTACTTACGCAATACCAATCATCGGTGACTTTTGCCAATGTGGATGAATCCGTCATTTACTTCACCACAATGCGGCCAAATTACTTTGTGCCGGGTCAATCTGTTGTTGTTACCGGGGCCGGAGCTTACAGCGCGACTTACACAGTCACCG